AAGCCCTTCGTCCCAAATGGCCTGTGTAACAGTCCCTGTATAAACGACTCCATTCTCGTGAACGACAACTATTTCTAAACCAAATAAATTTTCAGCATCTACGCCAACAACTACCCAAACATCGTCAGTCAAGGACGGTGGGTTAAATCCTCCCAGCATTTCTCCGGTTAGTTGGTCTCCAAACCTAAACGCAAAACCAACCTCCCCAACTGTTTCATTCACATAAGTTCTAACTACCGGTCTGTTTGTCGAATTGTATGAAGCGGCAAGCTGTTTTGTTTTTGTTCTAAACTTGTAATCCTTTCCTGAACCAGGATCCACCTCACTTACAACTATTTGCCCGTTAGCACCAGAATATATAAATACTCCGGCCTTGTTGTCAAAGTACATAGTTGTGCCATCAGGCAGTATTGCATTTGCTCCAGTGTCTGAACAACCAAACAATGTCTTGTAGTCAAACCAAGAAGCAAATGTTCTGTTAGATACGCGCACTGTTGAGTCAGATCCTACTTCGTTAGGGTAGAATTGGATGTAGATAGAGTTCTCCTTCCTTGGCTGAAGACACTTGAGAGTTTTACCCTCGCGACCAGACATGTACGTTCTAGTCACAGGACCGAACAGTGCGTTCATGTCCTCGATGTTGTCGTTCAACAAAGAGAAAGAAGACAAGCCATTTACCTGTGTCCCTACAATAAATGAGTCTGAGTGAATAGACGTCGCCTGACGGTGATTCATCTTAGCGTTTGGATCCTCAATCCTTGTTCTTCCTGTCTCGTGTATATTGCTTGACCAGTAGTCTGAGTAGTTTGGATCTTCAACAAAATAATAAGCCTGAGCCGATCCACCGGCCATACCTGTCTGATAGTTTCTTTGTCTTACATACACGTCCCCGTAGCCTAAAGCAAAAGTAGCAGGCCTAGATGAAAGTAAATCATTTGAAATTTGATACTCGTTCGTTTCGGCATCAAATGGGGCACTATCTATTGTGATATAAGCCATGCTAGACGTGGCCGAAAACGCAAAGATAAGATTGGTCTGATTTTGGGTTTGATCGTAAGCTGCAAGAGTAACTGACGAACTAATTGAGGTAGTAGTACCGTCTAAATTGTATATTGTTATAGAATAAAAATTACCCTCCAAAAACGTGTAGTCTCCGTTCATAGCAAACCTATACGGTCCGTCGCCGAATATATACACGTAATATAGAGGCGGAGCTCCGTGCGCCCTGTCTTCTGTGTGTGGGTTTCTTATGTCTATAGCCTCAGTTACATCTTTCCAAGTCGATACAAATAAACTGCCTGTATCATCTACCGAAGGTGTTGGCGTGTATATTTCTATCAGTTGACCAAACAACTGTCCTTCAACCAAGTCTAATCCAGCCTGCGTCTCTATAAGACTTGTGTCAAATATATTTGTGTAAATTATTTGGCGTTGCTGTTCACCTCCCACCGGATCGTATCCTACAACATCTAGTTCAAGATAAGGCAAATAGGCAACCTGGTCGGCAGTTGTTGCCGGTCCATCCAGCCTTCTTCTTATGAATCTTATCTTGTCTCCAACTTTAATCTCATGGGCTATTGAAGCTCCAACGTTTTGATTTACATAGTACTTATCTATGTTTATTATGTATCTATTGTTCGTTACCGTGTCCAGATATATTGAAGAAACATAACCACTTCCCCCAACATTATTAATCAGACTAATGTCATTTGCGTTGGTTGTGTACTGTCCAAAACTAGAAATTTCAGTTGCCGGTTTTGCTACTATCCAATACCTATCAGCCCATACCGGAGGTATGTGATCTATAGTAAATCTTGCATTTACCGTGAACGGATTGTCGGCATTGCTAAGTCCAGTCCTGTCCAAATCATAAAACCAGGGAACAAATAGGTTCATGGAATCTACCGTGTAAACAGTGCTGTCCCTATACGCCCTGTCTCCGTATACAATACCAAACTCATGTGTAGCCCCAACTTTCAGAGATGGAGCAGAAAGCGTTTGTCTGTATGATCTTACCCTTGGATTAACAATCGGATCTGGATTAGGACCCGCCGTAAAGCTGTATATAACAGCGTTACCCGATGGAGCCGCCGAACCGGGAGCGTATCCTAATTGAGACATGAAAGAGTTACATATGATATCCATTATCGCTACGTTCCAATCCATTGGAGTAGCCCCCGCCGCTAATGCCGCGTCGATATCCGCTTGAGTTATTTGATAAACAAATTGACCAATTGAAGCACTACTTGGTGCCGGACCTTGAAGCACCAAGCCGGCAGAAAACGGAAACACATCGTTTGCGTTAAAATCATCAGTGTCTGTTGCTATTGATGAGGACGCAAGGCTATATGTAATGTCAAGATCAATTGCCGCAAATGGGTTCCAGTTTATTTCGTTTAATTGATAGCCAACCCCAACGTCAAGGATAAAAGGCTCCTCTGTGGGTTTGTCGTACCCCTCTCTGAAGTTAGTGTACACTATCTGGCTTGTGGGGAGGTACTCTTGACAGCTTGCGGTTATAGGTAGTCGATCGTAGTTCTTAAACACATCTATAGCCGGAGTCGTGGCAACCCCTCCGTAAAATTGAACAGTCCAAATGGTATTGTTTGGTATTACGTCCTGGTCCTTGTCCAACTGAAGAAATACACCAAACGGAGGTTCTACGCCAAACAAGTCCTTGTCAAACTGTTGTACAGCAATGTTGAACTTTCTTATTATGCTAGGACCTGTTTCAAACTGTATATTGATTCCGTTACTATTGTTTGGATAAACCCAATTGGTTCCGGGTATCAACTCAGACTGCTGAGGCAACTCTAAATTAGAATACATCGACCAAACGCCAACCTCTCCATTCTCGTAAATAGGCTGAATAATAAACTTGAACAGTTTATTGCGGAGTTTGTTGTCTTGTCTTGTGGGGTCTGTAAAATAAGATACGCGAGGCGGGTCCATAGGCCACTTTATCGCGTCAATTGTTTGAAGCGTAATACCACCCGTGTAAAAGTTATCAAGAACCTTTTGTATGTTTATCTGATATGGCGGATTGAACAAACGTGTTCCATCAGCCTCATACATCTGAGGGTCCCAGCGTCCATCAGTCCACTTCAAGATATCATCAATTACGTTTGCGTGGTAGATAGGAAATTCTCGGCTGAAATTAAGTGCTGGAGCTGCAACTAAAAGATTATGTGTTTGTGTATCAATATAGTACAACCATATCTCATGCAGTCCGGTGGCTTTAAAAACAAAGTATACGATTGCATTTTGCTTTTGCCAAACGGTTGCCCCAATTATTTGGTCTTGAATTGAAATAAATGGATTAGGGATCAATAACGTCCCATCAGAAGTTTCTACAGCGTATGCGTTGCCAGAGTTGTAACCAAGGCGACAATAAGAGAAATCTCTATAATCTCCTTTAGGTACACCCTGTGGCGTATCGTCGGTGTTTATACCGCCGGCAAAAACTATGACTTCGTTAAACTCCATTATCCTAAATTAAATTCTGAACTCTGTGAAAGTGCGTCAATCATTTCACTCAGTCGTGGCGCTTTTATCAAAAGGTTCGCACTCCACTGAGCTGCCTCATATTGCATCTGCAATTCTTTGTATTTAGCCTTGTCTTCGCTATTTCCTTTGTGCAAGCAATACTCACTCATCAAGTACAAACGAAATGGCTCAGAATAAGCAACATCAATCATGGTGTTTTCGTTTACCTCCGATCCGTTTGAGAAGTATTCTATAATCAATTGACCATCAGGTATATTGTGACTGAAAATGATATTGTTACCATCTATGCGGTAGTAGTTCTCATTGCGTCCACCACCAGCGGTGTAGTTTGGGTAGTTGTAAAAGTAACCAAAATAACCCGTTGGGAAAAACCCATCCAATACTACGTCGTCATTCTGATCGCTCTCGCATTGGAAGAACTCTTCTGGGTAAGTAAGCGAGGTGTCCGGTGTTAAAGTCCAAATGCGACGACCTGACTTCAATCCTATCTTGGAAATCCTCATACAGTCTCCTGGCATCGTGAACACCCGCGCCCCCGTATCTATCTTAGCGTATATTGTCTTTAGGCTCACATTCCCGTCGAGTGGAGCCTTCTCGCTCAAGTAATCAATAGCCACCTGAGTCATCCACGTAAGCTCACGACCGGCTGGGTTCTTACCTAAGCGGTACAAAGCTGATGTGGCGATATATTTTATATTCTTAATGGTCATGATCTAGCCGCTGCGGTTTGTGCATCAATTGAGTCGTTGTTCAAATCGTCTTGGAACCCTTGGGTTGACAAGACCTGCATACACATTTGAAAAAGCATCATTTCTCCCTTACCCGTCTCGTCACTTGGAATGATAAGAACATCGTCGTCATCCATCTGGTACACGTTAGGAACCATAGTAACCGTTACATTACCCTCTGGCTTTTTGTTGAAACGCAACTTATCTTTGAAAAGGATTGCAGCTGAGTTGTTTCCACCACGCAGTACGTTCAATGCGGTTGATTCCGCCTTGGTCTGTACCGAGTATGAATTAAACCCAGACGACTCGTCCTCCACACTAAAGATTGCCATCGTCCCAGCAATCGGCTGTGGACTGAGGGTCACATAATACCCATTGGCGTCAGTAGCCGGAGTAAACACGTATGGAACCGCCATGTCGCTTGCCTCATACGGATCGCGTGACACGGTGTCTGCAAGGGCTAAGTTGAGTACTCGAGAAATAATCGAACGAGGGTACAGACGGCGCAAGTCTTCAGGGGTGTCTCCCCCAGTCAATCTGTGCTGTATTAGTTCGATGGCTTGACGTTTTGTAATCATACTTTACTTGGCATTTGAGTCTGAATGTTCCATTGGTTTTCGTTACCAATACCGATGTAAGTCTTAATCAAATCAGTTAGGTGGTCCACGCAGCTTTCAGGATATTCAAATTCAACGCTTGCACTTGGAGTGCCGATTGGAGCTGTAGTTGCATTTGTGTGAGTAGACCCCGGTGGTAAATATACAGGGATTCCGTTCTCAATTTGATAATCAAATACAGGCTGAATTGGCTCTCGTATGTAAGTAAAGGTTATCCGTGGCATATACGGATAAATGAAATACTTGTCATTTCGTGTAACAAGTATTGGATCGTTTTCTTGTGGGTTGTCTACCGGGCTTGTAATCGAATTACGCATCTTGGCGTCAAACTCGTGTTGGCTTACAAACTCTACGCTTCGGTAGTTTGTTTCGTATGAACACTCCTTATTCAATATCTCAAGGAAACTTGCCGTTGCCTGATACCAAATGTCGGCAGGAATGTTTGCGTATCCGCCACGTTCTGGTCGTCCTGCTAAAACAGGAGTGAACGACATTGCTGGGTACTGAGGTGAACCTAAGGTCTTGATAAATGTCTGAAGGTCACTAGTAATCTCTCGGCTATTTTCAAAGTTGTCTACGAGCGTGTTCAAGTAACGCTGGTTTACAATCTTAATCGCACGATTGAAGTCATCGGGCGTGATGTAGCCGCCCCTCAGATCCTTTCCGGCTCTGAAGAGAAGCTCATCATATATTTGACCGAGGTTAGTAGTCATTATGGGTAGATTTCAATTTTGATTCTAGCGTTTGAAATCAAATCGGCAAGTGTACCTGTCAAATTATAATTTGATACATCTATACTATTAGAATATATTGCAGCGCTAAATGTAGATCCTAAAACAGGAGTTATAAAGATTGCAGCATTAGCAAATACGCTTGATGATGCTGATATTAGATATTGACCAGTGGTTGCGTAGTCAAGAGTTATTGTAGCTCCAGTATTATTGAATATCTGTGTTAGCGAAGCAGTTGGGCCATTACCTGTTACCCTTCCTACATAAACCAAAGGACCACTTGAACTTGTAGTCTGAACCACATTACCCGAAGCGTCAACGCCAAGCAGGTATGCTGGGGCCGGATCTTCAAAGGTTGTGCTGTTGTAGCCGTTAAGAGTAACAGACTTGTCCGCATTGACGGTGAGTCCAATATCTAATAAACCTCCTTCGGTAATTGCAATTTGAAAGTCTGAATCCTGTGCAGCGGCGTCTGTCCAACGACTTCTGATGACCGCTGTTCGGTTTACTGCTCCAGCTGTGGTTTCAGCTTGGAACTCTATTGAGCTTCCTATTCCGTTAGCTCCCGAACCGCCATCAACTGACGTTTGCAAAACTAAGTTTTGACCAACGCTTGGGAACGCTCCGTCCACTAATAAAACCAATGGATTTGTGGCGTCAACAATCGAAAGTGAGTTTCCGTCTACGTCAATCGTAGTAGCCGCGTCAAGAGTACCTCCAAGTCGGAAGTCATCCCCAACCCTCGTCAAACCATTTATGCCGTCAAGGGCAGTCACGGTATTTTGAAGATCGGTTATATCGGCATTAAACTGAGCGTTCGCTAACAACTGAGCGGCAAACTGAGTGTTTGCTTGGCCTAGCTGATCCTGCACGTTGTCAGACGACAGATACGGGAGGTTAGGTGTAGCCGGAACATCTAAAGCAATAGGCAATACGCCTGGAGCATAATACTCTACCCATACGGCTTCAGAAGCCGTGTTTTCAGTACAACGATATATTATTCCCGTGTCCGTATTTTGCCACAACGCACCAACCTCAACACCTTGAGTTTCGTCATCATCAACCGTAGGAGAACCCGGGCCAGCAGGGGTGAGCGAAAACAAACGAAATTGGAACGATCGAATAAGGCTTTCTATTACAGATTCTCCAGAGTTGTTTGAAACCCAGTAGTAGGTGTTTTCATCACAACAAGCACACTCGCATCCCGAAGAGTCGAGGTTCTGCTTAATTAATTCAAGTGTGGCTCTGTAGTTAGCTGTATCTCCGCAAGCCCTGTAGTTCTGAGCCTCCGCATAATACAGAAGCACATTGTCTACAAACACTTGATACTTTGAAATTCGATTGCGCTGGAGTTCAACTGCGTGAGCTGCGCGAAGATTCTCAATACAAGGAGTGAGACCGCAAAGGCTACCGGCACAGCTTACTTGAAACTCTTTAACTACAGACTTAGTGTAAAGCACAACCAAGCCGCTTGTTTGAGTTTGCTGTATCTGCTGCGTAAGCGAAACACTATAAGTTCCAGTTGCAAGTGGAGTTTCTGTTCCAGCAGGCGGGTAAGGAAGTGAGTTGGTAACTATGTTCCCAGGAAACGTAGGACTAAGTGTGGTCCAAGATGGGTAATTAATCGAACAACTTAAACTTGCAACAACTTCGTTTGAGGCAAGTGGTGTTGTGTTAGCTACACCCCAAGTTCCGCTGTCTCCATACTCGCAATCGTAAGTAAAGCTAACATCTGCGTTTACCTGTGTACATCCAGAATATGTGTATACTCCGTTAAACTGTACGTTCTGTAAGTCAAACAGAATGATTTCGGCAACAGGAATAGTATAATCTGAAACGGTTATCTCCGCGTCTGCGTCTACCTGTTCCAACGCCTCTACTGTAACATCCTCAAAGTCTACACCCGGATCAGCTAGACGTATCACGTTTCCAACCTCCAGATATTGAGTTATCCATTGGTTAGAGGCCACGTTAATTAAGTCAGGCGGGGTGAGTGTAATCGCAACAGGAATAGTAAACGAGTTGACTCTGAGTCTATAAATAAACGTATAAACCCCGTTTGCCACATTTCCGTTTAGGTCTAGTGGTAGATCAAAGTAGGCGGTAGGAACCCCATCATCGACAAAATTCCAACCTTGAAGGTCGATAATGGGGCTGCTAATAGAATTGCCATCGACGATAATATCGCCGTTAAAGGTGACCTGCCCCAATCCTTTCAGTTCGTAAATTATTGGATCGAGACCCAATCCGATGTAGTCGGTAGAGTCAACGATAACGCCTCGTGGCTGTAACGCACCGGTGCCCGGGTTGGTGTACGTTAAGTCAAACGAAAAGGATATGGTGCTAATCATCTTTTATATTTTTCTTAATTTGCCTAATAATTCTTCATTTACCTTGAGGTGGTCAATCAGAGCAAATGCAGCCTCGCTACCCGTCTGCGCTGATTCAAAAAATGGTGTCTTCAACCACTTTGTTCCATCGCCTCTACGGTCGCGAATATACCACATTCCGTCTTCATTTTTGATAAAATTCTCATTCAAAAGACGGTTAACTAATTCATGGATAGACTCTCCCTCTGGAGCCTTAGACTCCTGAGGCTTAGATGAGCCGATGATCTCGAACGCATTCTTTTTGAATGTTTCGCTTCCCTTCTTGATAGCGTCATGAAGTGCTACGCGGGTCTCCTCTTCAGTGAACAAAGGCTTCATACCCAAGCCTTCCATAGCTTTTAGGATGGTCTTGTAGTCAAGATTAAAGTAGATGAGGTCTTCAAGCTCACGTGCTGCCTTGGCTGCGTTGATCTTAGACTTAGCATCAACATCTTTTTTCTCATAAATAAACTTCTGCTTTCCAGACTTGTAAAGTGACTTGTTTCCGTCAATAACCGGACAGATGTATTGAAGGTAAAACAACAAGTCTTTTTGATGTGGCTGGACTGTAAATCCATCATTTATATTTAGGCGAGTGTTGCCATATCTGTAAACTCCACCAATGTTACTTGGTGCCGTGGTCGTGTAAAGCAGTGTGTACTCAGACTCGCCCTCCTTGTCGTAAAAATTACCCTTCGTTTTTACAGAAAAAGCTCCCGGAGACTGAACCATCAAAATTGGTTCAGCATCTGTGTTGTTAGTTGGAACCTTATAGGTCTTTATTTTGTATTGGTCTTTGATGCGCAAAACAACTGGCCTTTTTTCATTAAAGAAGTAAGGGAAGTCGTTTTTCATTTCCTGTTCTGCCCATTCCGGAACATCTACCGCTTGGTTGTTGCTTAAATCAAATAACATATCGTTTTATTTTTTTGTTTGTTAAAAATAGGGAGGGGTTTCCCCCTCCCCATTTTGAGTTTACTAAGATTAGACTGTGAACAGACCGTACTTGTTAGCGTTTACAAACTTGTAAGCTACTTCAGATACGATGTGAACACCGAGCTGCCATACATCAGTCTTGTTAGCTGCTGCACGACCACCTGTCTGCCACATGTTCATGAATGCTCCTGGCTTGTGACATACGCGGATATACTTACCCATGTTACCCATACCATCGTCAACACCTCCATTGGTGCTCAATGGAATGAAGAACGCGTATTGTTTCCAAGGGTTATCAGTAGCGTCAGCACCAGCACCGAACATTGTTGGGTTGTCGAAGATGCCCATACGAACAAACGCGAAGTTCTTGTTATTAAACACGAGGTTGTTGAATGAGAATGTACGACTCATCAAGTCAGCGTAAGCGCCCTCGCCCCAGAAGGTCTTCTCCAACTGAGTCTTGTTAACGGTCACGTTGTAGTTAAGCGCTGAAGCACCTGGGCCAGCAGCTTGGAAAAGCGCTTGCTCTAATTGGGCTTGCATGTAACCGCTTGTCCACACCATATAGTTCTTTACAGAACCGTCCTGTGAGGTCAAAGCAGCTTCCATTGCGTAGAAGTCTTCAATATCAATTCCAGCACCAGCTCCACCGCCAATTGATATCGCAGTATTGATACCACCACCGTTTGCGCCAGATTGGTTGTTTTCAATCGCGTTTACCAAACCTTGTGTGGTCTGGAAAGACGTAGGTGTAATGGTAGCGTTGTAACCTGTAGATGTAGATGGAACACCGGCAAAGAACGTGTTTACCAAGGCAACTTGGTGCTCACGCTGCAAGTAGATGATGTCACGTGAGTTAGAGTATGGAGTCTGAACCCCGTTCTCCAACTGTGAGTACCAAAGCTGGTTGTAAAGCGCCTCTGAGCTAGAGGTGGTGTCGTTACGGAAAGTCTGCAAAGGAGAGGTGTGAACCGTGTCGAATGTAAACTTAGAAGCGTAAGCACCAGTGTTTTCACCAGCTGAGTTACCTACGTAGAACATCAAACCACTAGGACCTGCTGCGCCTGTTGTGATTAATGGCGCCATGGTAACTTCAGCAGCATCATTCGGATTCTTTGCTGTGATCTGGTATAGAGCACCAGTGGCAGCATTTCTCCAGATGTCTCCAACCGCTGGCCAAGAGTAGTCTACACCGCCAACAGTTGTAATGCTGGTACCGTCCAAAGTTACTGTATACGGACCTGGATTTGCACCAGCTGAGGTAACAGTAATTGGAGCTTCCATGCGGGTCATTTCAAACCAACGAACACGTGGGTTCTTCGCGATTTCGCGGTTACCTACTGCGTTCATGATCTGGTTCATCGCATCGAAATACTCATCACCAAATGGAAGATATGCTACCGCATCAAAGTCTTCCATGATTGCATCCCAGTTGTTCTGGATGCCCCCGAAGTTCATTGCACCCGTACTGATAGGGGGTGCAATTGGGTCACTTACTACAAATGCCATTTTATTAAATTTTTTTAATAGTTAATTATGATTTTAGCATCTGTGACGGTAAGGCAATACCACGCTCCATGAGATCTCTTTGAGCCGGGGTAAGTCCCTTGTTGTCTACAGACGTTTTGCCTACACGGTTCGGCGTCTTAGGCTGACCATTGTAGACCTCGCGTACCACCTTTTTTTCGGTTTGAGCAGTAAGTGACTTGGCTATTTGAACACCGAGATCCCCAGACTGAACCTTATGAATGAGGATTTGATTTGTTAACCATTCACGCACCGCTTGTTTACCTTCCTTTGTGGTGGTATCAAAGGCTTGACCTAAATAACCAGCATACTGCGACTTCAAAATCGATTCGACCTCTTCGTTTGAAACTTGTAACGAAACTTCCGTATCGCCGAATTTGTAGGGGACCTCCTTTAGCTGCTTACCGTAGGACTCTGCCTCGGTAAGTGCTATAGTCTGTCTTTCCGCAATCTGTTTTTGACTTTGGCTCTTTAGCTCTTTTGCAAAGGTAAAAGGATTCTTTACTGTTTCAACATCTTTTTTGGTCTTTTCAATCATCTCAATAGCATCGATTGCATCAGACTTTAAAAGGGCTGTAGCGTAATATTCTCCGTCACCTAAGTTATACTTTTCACGAATGGCTTCCTCAATAGTTGACTGGCCAAGTCGCTTAAATTTATCTGGATTCTTTACCGCCTCAGCAAGGACTAGTGCCTTCAAGGGGTCTTCCATCAAGCTGTCGGGGTTAGAGGACACGATCTGGTTGGCTATAGACGAGTTGATACCCTTTTTACCAAAAGCAACCATTGTGCGAGCCTCTTCGATGCCGCCAAATGGATCGTCTGCCTCCTGCAAAAGCGCTAAACCATCCTCTATCTCCTTTTGTTTATGGGTTAACTCTTCCGCCAAACCTTTGTATGACCGTAATTGCTCGAACTCATTTTTAAACGAATCCTCGCTATCGTACCCATAAGCAGCAAACCACGGGCTATCTTGTGGGGATACCTCTTCATTAACATGTTCAGTTCCTTGGTTGGTTAATTCTTCGTTTACCAACTCATTTTGATTGTTCAATTCGTTGTTTTCCATATGTTTTATACTCTACCTGTTATTTCGTTTCCTAACTCAGCCTCAAGAGTAGCCTCAAGATTTATTTCTTCTAACGCCTGTTGTCCCTTGAGCATTTGTACTTGGTAATCTGCATCAGCCTTCATCTTAGCCAACTGCTGTTCTTTCATGAGGTCAAGGTTAGCCTTTTCTCTGTGTGCCGCAATCTCCATTTGCATCTTTTGCATCATGGTCTGTCTCTTAGCCTCTTCCGTTACAATGGCAGATTCTTGCTGACCCTGAATAGTTTGCTGCAACATCATCTGAGAGTATTGCTGCTCTCTCTGGCGTGCCTCTGTTTCCTCTGTTGCCATGAACCACAACGCCTCGTCAACATCTCCGTTTTTCAGTAACTGAGCCACTCGCTCTACACTAGAAGGGCTCAACAAAACAGCACCATCTTTAGTAGGCATCTGTGACATTTGCATAGCGCGTTGTAAAATAGCACTCTTTTCCTTTTCATTAGGAAGAACCTTGCATGTAATTGCGAGCTGATCCAAAGACAATCCCTCAATATCATCCAGGGCGTTAATCATTGTCTCACCAATAATTGCTTCATAAAACTCGCGGATCTTCGGGTCGTACTCTATATCTATCCTGGCCTGATGTATAATTCTTTCACCAAGTTTTTGTTTAAATTGTCTTTCCGATTCACGTAACGGCCAGTTGGCGTGGTTACCAGCAACATAGTCGGCCTCCATAACACCAACCAAACGCTCCGCTGATTGGTCAGGACTTGCGGCCATAGCATCCGGAATACCCATAAGGTCCTTGATCATCATTTGGATATTTGCTATCTGGGCAAGCCATTCTTGGCCTTGTGGTCCCAAACCATTGTCCATTTCTGCCAATGGCTGAGATACATACTTGCCTGTTGCCGCGTTAAACTTAGTAGCGACAATCTGAATACCGTTTTGACGGTGGATGTGCATGAGGTCGAACAGGTCGTACTCTACACCTCCAATCTTGATGTTGGCGGCTTCGCCGACATCAATTCTGTATCCTTTCGGAGCAGCAGCCCATACCGCCGCACGTAACTTCAATACCGCAAACATCAAATCATCAAGCAATCCTTTCACGCTGCGTGTCGGAGACTGACCATTGATGCGGTGAATAACATAAGAACTCATTGGAGAAAGGCCCTTCTGCATTTGGTTAGGTTTCTTCTTCCATTCGTAAATTTTATCTTGTCCTGTACCAGAAATGATGTAAGACCCTTCGTACCAGTAGTTGCAGCTTACCTCGTCATATGTGTCGTTTGGGTTCTTCTTCTTCTCGTCTACCGGCTTGTTGTTGCGGATATAACTTCCATATCCCTGCTTGTTTACTCGCTCTACGTACTGTTTGTAGTCTGTAGATAAATATTCAAACTTTAACACGTATATCTTAAAATCCATCCAAACCCAACGGTTTGTGGTAGAGTCTTTGCGCTCAAATGCCCACTGAGGAATGGTTGATACGTTGGTTTGGTATGGAACATACGACTTTGCCATCGCCTGTATCTGTGCCTCAGTAAATCCGGCGTCAATCAGCTTGTCAAAAATAGACTGAACAGTTTCAGCCTCTATGTGTCCAATAGCCACAGGCTCTTCCTGATTGTCTTCATTCCAAAGCATGACCATTCGGGCAGGATCTATGTACTGAAACTTTACCTGTCCGGTAATTGGATCATTGTAAATCTTAGCGGCACGGAAGTGAAAGTCAATCGCGTCACGATTAAACTCCATACGCTGACCCGCCCAGTTAGAAGCACGAAAACCAGACTCAGCAAGTTTCTCTAAGGCAACTTCATATTTGCTCTTGAAAAAACCAAGACGGTCAGCCATCTCAAGCATTGTCTCGTCCTTAGGAACAAAAGGTAACTTAAACTCTGGCAGACCTAATTGACGCGCTAGTGGATTTGTGTAATTTGCCTTAGCGTACAAATCATATTTTTGACGCTTCTTTTTATTGATGATGTTTTTATCAAGAGAAACACAATCAAGTTTATAGTCGTTATCTGCAAGAATCGATAGAAGAACATTCGATAATTTTCTCATTGGAGAGAAAATGTCATAGCTAATGTTAGCCATTGCTTTTCTCTGAGCCTTACTTAATCCCTTAGTACTTGAATTGGCCTCATTTTGACTTATGCCTTTTGTGCCAATAGGAGACCCGTTTGTAAACCAATTTTTATACCTTTCCTGAGACTGATTTCCAGCGCCATAATTTCTAACTTCCTGCATCTCAGGTAATTGCGTATAAGTAAAATATGTACCACCGGCACAAAAACGAGTGTATAAAGCGCGTCCAACACGTAATCCGTACTCTGGCTTTAACTTGTCAATCTCGGGGATGTTGTCACTTGGGAACAACATGCTGCCGAGTATCTGCGGTAATATCATATCTTGTAAATTTAGTTTACCAGCACAAATGTAGTAAATTTTTTATTAAATAGCTGAAAACAATCATTCTACATCAAACATTGCAAAGCCTCCTTTTATTTCTATTGGCTGATAAACCTCTTTGTAAAGGTCTGGCATCCTGCTCTTTATAGCCCTCATGCACCATCCTGTAGCGGCACACAAGTCATGGTTGGTCAAGTCATCAAGGCCCCTCATCTGGCTCCATTCTTCTACTATCTCCCACATTTTTACATACTTAACATTGTTGTTGAAGAACGTCATGATGTCTCCGGCCATTTCGTTTTTCTCAGCCTCTCCCGCCCATACTCCCGGTCTTGCATCCTGCTTTCCATCAGACCCCAAATCCTTCAAAAGGTAGCCATCAAACCCATTGTCTCTAAAGTATTCCACTAGAGCTTCTCCATCCGGCCATTCAGGATAAACATATGCACCAAGGAATATGGCTGCCTTCAGCCACTCCTCGTGATACTCAGCCTTGTCTTCAGTTTGTCTGTTGTAAATCAGAATCCAGTCGTTACTCACCCATTCGTTTCTAGGTTTGCTGTCTGGATCTACCTGACTATCTCGTTTGTAGAAAACCGCTGCTGCTGCGTTTGACTTCTTTTTACCTACTGTGTTTCGCTTATGGAACTTTACCGGGTCACAACAAAGGAAGTACTTGTTCATTACCGAAGGATCCGGCGCGTATATTGGGCCCCTTTCTTTGGGAGGTATATACCCTTCTTCTGCTGTCACAACTGTTCTTCTGTTCCTTTGATCGTGTGGGGGCAGGTAAGTCATAGTCCAACTCCCCTTAGGGTCATTTTCCACATAAACATCCCCCCCAAACTTGTCTCCAATCCATTTGAAGTTTACCTTAGTGCTTATTGGGGTCCTTAAAAACTTCAATTCAGATATGCGGTCACGCATCTTCTCGATAGGCATACCCATGTCTTTTGGAATTACAGCAAACGCCTGCTTCCAAGTCATTGGGAAGTTCTGCTGCAACTTAATGAGCTTCTGCCATTCCCGCTTGCGCTCGAAGTAGTCTGCTTGGTTTAACAGATACGACTTGGCGCCCTTGGTAATCCACTTGCCTTCGTTGGACATCACGGGTTCCTTCGGGTCGTCAATAATGCTTGCACCGTACTCGTCGATGTACCCCTCCACTGCGTAGTAACCGGGCAGAAAAAAGTTGATGAGTCCTGACGGAGTTGTTCCGTTCTCGTTGCGATCAGAGAAGTGTGAATCGTTGGCAATGTCAAAGAACTGTGCTCCACCGCCTGTGTCCATGTCACCCACCGTAGACGGCATGATGCAGAACCCACGAATGTTCTCACCTCGCTCGATCGCTGGCTTCATCGTGTTGTACCACCACGTCGGGATGTTTTGGTCTGCCGCCTTCGCGTCCGTTTTCTTCGCTGGCTCGTCACGATAGACAAATGCGATTTCCGCCTCTCCGTCCGCCGCCTTTTCCGACGACGAGAGTGGCGTAATGAAACATTCCATTTGTTCGGGGATGATTCCAGCCCTTGCTGCTGATGCGATTGCTCCTTCATATTGGAAACGTAATCCCTCTTTCGCCTCAATCCTTCCGCGATAGTGTGGTCGGAAGAAGAAAGGAAGTTTACTTACGGGGGTTTGTATCTGCTTGATAAATATCTTGTTAACAGCCTGATCCTCGTTCATCGCCTGGATGATAAAGGTCTGGTCTGGCATATTGAGAGTGCCCCAAGTACAAAAACAACATGCAATTGCTGTCTTGGCGATACGACGTCCGGAAACGAAGTTAATGCCGTGCACAGTCCTCTTTCCTCTTCCGACCGTTACGTTTACGTTTGGCTCAACGTAGTATTCTACCCCTTGATCGTTCATATCCTCAACGACACTTTTCACTTCTTGGTTTGAATACCTTGTCTTTACCACTCCGTTTTCCCGGTACAGAATCTTGTGCTTATAAAATGCATCCTCTGTGGTGTAGGCGTACATAAACAGGTGGAACATCTTTCGCTGGTAGTCGCGGTAGTCTGGACGGTTGTTGTTTTTTCCAAAATTCTTTACGGTCCAGAAGTTCAAGAAGAAGTAGTTCGCCCCGTTGATGTATGTAGGTTTTCCTTTGATGAAACACCAATACCCAACATATCTACGCTTAATTTGGAGTTTGATCCATTCAATCTCCATGGCATAGTACTTCTGATTGGACTCAATTTCCTCGTAAATGTCCTCAAGCCTTACGTCGCCTACTTCCTTGTATTTGGATTTGTTAGTTGCGTGTTTCTTATTGAACACGACCTCATAGATTAACTTTATCTTCTCAGGTGTTTCCTGATAAGTAAACTTTTGATCTTTAGGATTTAATCCATATCCATCGACAAAAGTAAGCGCTTCCTCTCTTGTTATCTCTCGCTTTAGATGGTGAGAATACCATTCTTCCAGGCGCGGAAGCGGGATACGGATTGTATCTAACTCGTCATCATCCTCATGGAACGAAACATATTTGTCCTCCTCGTCGTATTCGTACTTCATGGTATTACCTCCGGGAATATTTCTTTCTTCTCACGCCATATGCGGGAGTAGTGTTCTGGCTGTATACCCAAGTTTTCTGAACGAACCGAGAACGTGATTGCTTTTTGTAAAGTTATGCTAACCTCATCGTTCATGATTCTAGTCCGCGCATCTACTAGGGTTTGACGCCAACTCTCAAGTCCTGCTTGAAAGTTCTTATCGTCATTTGACCTGTCCACGGGCTGAGTCAATAACGCTCTTTGCAATGCTGCGATTCGGATGTCTGCGGTACTCATAATCGAATAGTCCTCCGAGCATTGTAGGCGGGTGAATACGATGTAACGCTCCACCGCCCAGTCCACATTCATCATGCAGAGCTGGGCGTACCCGTTGTCTGGATCCGTGTCATCAACCATTATGTTGAGTTTGTTCAGCGTATATCGTTTGCGCTGGTTGATGTCCGGATAGGCATCTTTTACAGGTGTTCCTGGAGCGAACATATATATGAGATAGCGCACAACCTTGTCAGCGCTAACCCCCTCAGGAAGGTCGTCAGACCTGTCGAGAATATGGGCTTGACTGGCCAGGTCCGAGAAACGGTATACGACCGCCTCGTCATCCGGGATGCCTTCAATGTTGTACGATATTTTACTAAAGTCTAGTTTTATCATCTTTGGTACGCAAGGATCACCCTTGACTGGAATCTAACGTATTCTGTTGTCTTGGCAAGTGTAGGGTCTAACTTTGTTGCGTAGGCTCTCCTTACACATACAATGTCCCCCTTCTTGACCTCATTGTTTGACCAAACATCTGGCCTTGTATATACCGGTGTTCTTGCTGGAGGAACAACAACTTCAACTAAAGTAAGGTCGTTGTCTACCATGTGGATTGACCCTATCTTCCTTTCATTACCAAGCAGTTTTCCTATAATGTACCCATTCAAGCTAACTATTTCATCACCGCGCTTGGCCGCGTATATCGACTTCTTAGAAATCGTTAGGTATATTTTTCCGTCTACTATACAGCCACCTTCTCCCTCGGTTATCATCTCTCGGGTAAAAGTAGCGTCAAACCAAACTTCGTCACCTTCAACGGCATCAAACTCACACTGATAGTCCCATCCCTGTTCGCCAAGGTCAGCCTCAGAAATTTTAATTATTTTCCCTCTCCTTACAGCCTGTTTGTCTTGAATGTTTTCCTTGTCCGGGTCAGCCTCTTGTTGTGACTCAGCATGAATCCTATTGTATTCAGCTATCAACTTCTTGTCCTTATACCTTGACTTTCTTATACCATCGACAAGGTCAAACATATAGTTATGGTCTACGTCTGATACATAAGTCTTTACCTTGTTGACTATCTTGAGTTTACCTCCATTAAAGTCTATCTCGTCTTCAGTAAGCGCATGAAGCTGAATTATACACTCTCCGTTTATTAAACGGATCTTGTCCAGATCTATCCCGTTTAAATTCATTTGTTTGCTATTTTTTGTTCGTAAATCTCAAGCACCTTCTTTTGCTTGTCAAAGTTCTTCTTTCCAATTGGAATTTTTTTCTTTAACTTGTTTACGCACCTCCTCAATGAAGAGTAGCTACCAAACACCATAACGGCATCCCAGTCAGACATCAAGCCCTCAACTTTTACGGGATCCACCTGCTCTCTCCTAATGTAGTACTCGTATACCTCTATGATTTTGAGGTAGTTATTTTTTGTTTTTGTTCTTATCATAATGCTCTTGCAGTGTTTTGAAGAACGAAGACCTCTTAATCCTTGTCTCGACCTTTGTCTGTGAAATCTCAGTCATCGTCTCCTTATAGCGTCTTATCGCCTTTTCTACTTCGTCAAGGTCTTGTGAAGTTATGTTAGGGTCACAGTACAACAACCTCCTACGAGACTTCGTGGCCATTGGGGTGAATATTCTCATCACCTCGTATATCTCAATCTTCTCATCAATCATAGTGTTGAGGAGTAGTATTGCCCTGTCCCAATTCTTAATGTTATTCATATACCAAAACTATATGTCGCTCGTGTACAGAGTACTCCGTAACATCTTGCAGTTCAACCTTGTCTACCTTTCCTACAATGCAAACCCGCTGCCCAACCTCAAAATCACAAAAATTACCAACCTTGGTTATTACCGCATCGATTTGCTGTTTTGTATGGTTTTCTATCTGAATAAATACCCGGTGATCGGGTGGAAATAAGTTACTCATGTTGCAAATATACAAACAAATCACACAGTGTCAAGTTCTTGCTTGTAAACAATACTATTTTGCGTAAATTTGCGCTATGTTTATCTGCTCAATTATATTGGTCCTACTATCTCTTGGTTTCATGATGAAAAACTCCATATATGGCTGTGGCAAAAGGTGTTACAAGACTCGTAAGGAGGCTCAGGAACATTGTGACTATGATCAGCAGGTTTATATGTGCTGGGACTGTGAAACCTGGCATATAAAAAATAATGAAGAAAATCCTTGACAACCTCGCGTGGTTGTTTTATGTTTGCTAAAATATTCCGCCCCCCGTTTGTTAAGAGCAACAACAACCGGGGGTTGGAAGGTGGTTACAAATCATAACCAACTCAAAAACCCGTAAAGTTGCTCTTACGGGTTTTTTTTATTCTATGAACACAGGACAAATAGTTAAAGGGAAACGCAAGCATGACTTCGCAATTATCCCAAACGAAATCTCACAATCCAACCAGCTTACAATGGAGGAAAAGGGAATGATGTGCTTCCTTCTTTCACTTCCGGACAATTGGGTACTTTACAAAAAGAACATGTATGATCAGCTTCCCGATGGGAAACACGCAATTGACCGTGTGTTTAAGTCCCTGCAAGAGAAGGGGTATGTGCTTAGTTGCCGTCACATGGATACTGCTACAGGTAGGATGTTGGGTTGGAACCATATTGTGTACGATGAACCACAACTTGACCGAGAAGCGGATTTACCGACATCTGGTTTTCCCGTTGTCGGTGATAGCCAACAGTCGGGTGGCATCGATATATATAAAGAAACAAATACCAACAAAGAAACAATAAAATACAAATACGCATTTGAGGACTTTTGGCTTGCATACGACAAGAAGGTGGACAAGAAACAAACCCTTGCTGTATGGAACAGACTATCTGCTGAGGACCGCATACTTGCAGTAGAAGGCGTGGGAAACCATAAGAATGGGCGCGAGAAAAAATATTGGAAGGATCCGGTGCGATATCTTCGCGACAGAAGGTGGGAAGACGAAATGACAACAACGAATGTAAAACAAACAAACTATAGCTATGATCCAAATGACCCAAGGAATAAATGGTAAGGTATCTATCTACAAAGACTTCAACGACCTGCAAGGATTCCAAATTAGTGTGCTGGGCGCACTTGAACGAATTAGGACTGGAAAATCAAAGGCACTTGTTGAGAAGGCGAGGGAAGCCAAGACCAAGAAAGAGGCGGACGAGTTAAAAAAGAAACTCCCTGCCGTCTGTTTTAGTGGCACTTTTTCTAAAAGAAAGGACTCTGAACTGCTTGAACACTCCGGATACATAGTTTTGGACTTCGACAACGTGGCGGATATATCCCAAAAACGAAGCGAATTGTGTTCGGTAAGGTACATTACCGCAGTGTGGGTTTCACCGTCAGGAAAGGGCTTAAAAGCGCTCGTCCAAATTGAATGGAAAACCATGCATAAAGAGCATTTTGATGCCTTAATGAATGATATGCCGGACATTGACAAGACTGGACGCAATGTTTCTCGTCTGTGCTTTGAGTCGTATGATCCTGATTTATACTACAATCCGAGCGCCGAAACTTACAAGTGGTTACCCGTAAAAAAGTCAGACAGAAGGTTGCCTCAACAGACAACTACCGAGACGATTAACGATGACGACAAGATATTCCAAAACCTTTTGACATGGATGACATCTAAAGGTGATGCGTTCCGCGAGGGTGAAAGGAATCACTTTGTGTTTAAGTTGGCTGCAAGCTGCTGCCGATTTGGTATGATGGAAGAGACCTGCTACAACTTGATGATGATGCACGTCACTCCCGACTCTAGTTTTAGTCAGAAGGAATGCCGCCAGGCTATCCGCAGTGCGTACAGGGCTAACATGAATCAGTGGAACACCGCTGAGTTTACCAAGGACCAACTGGTTACAAAAACTAACCACTTGGAGGTAAAGATTGAACTCACCGAGCAAGACCTGGAAGAGATAAGCAAGGACGACGTGATATACGCTGAGGAGGTAATGGAACAGGCTTCTGAAATTTACCACAAGGGATATCAGGCAGCAATGCCTCTTGGGGTTCCATTACTCGACAAGCACTTCAAAAGAGTCAAGGGCGAATTAACAATTGTTTCCGGAATAGGAAACTACGGTAAGTCATCGTTTATGAAATGGGAGATGATATTCCGCATGGTCAAGTTTGGGGAGAAGGTGGCCATCTTCACCCCGGAGGAATTACCGGCAGAACAGTTCTATCACGACCTTGTAGAAATTTACTTTGGCAAGGACTGTACTCCAAACAATTACAACAGGCCTGGGTACGATGCGTACATGAAGGTGTACAAGATGATTGGCGAACACATCTTCATGGTGTACCCCAAGAACGTAAGCCCAACACCCGACTACGTGAAGGAGGTCTTCCTAAGCATGATTATTAAGCACGGTGTGGACCGTGTGATTATCGACCCGTTCAACCAAATGGCAAACGACTACACAAAGGGCGGTGGACGTAGCGACAAGTACCTTGAGACGTTTCTGTCCGACTGCACCCGCTTTGCTCGAAAGAACAACGTTTACTTTGACATCGTAGTCCACCCACACAAGATGCGTAAGGCTGACGACGGCAACTACCCGTGTCCAGAAGTGTTTGACTTAGCTGATGGTGCGATGTGGAATAACAAGGCGGACAACATAATTATTTACCACCGCCCACTTGCTCAGACAGCCCCGGAAAGTCCTTTGTGTGAGTTTCACTCCAAGAAGATCCGCAGACAGAAGATTGTTGGAATCAAGGGATTCTTTGATTTTGAACTTGTAAGGTCTACTCGCAGGTTTACGTTCGAGGGCGTCGATTACCTTCGTTTGGCGATCGAGGGTAAATATGTACAGTCTGAAATCAAACAACCAACCGCGATAAAACCGAATAGGAATTGGACTGACTCAAAAGAAGTAAAGGAATGGGAAGAAGACGCAGGACACCCGAACGGTTACAAGGAGGCGTGGGAGTAATTTAACGATTTTTTTTTGCATAAAAGAAACATATATGCTACATTTGCGAATATAACCAATTAATTAATCAAAAAATCTATGGGATTAAATCAAGGTGGTTCATCAAACCGTACTTACCTCAGTATTTCTAATGGTAAGATTGCCAAGCGAGTTCCGGAAGGCACAGCTGGCTCAATTAAGTGTAACAGCAAGGACGGCACCAAGGTGTGGTATGAGCAGCGATTTGCTTCGCTATCTGGCTACATCGTAGACGTGTTCAAGCGCGTATCTGAACAAGGGTATGGGGATCAGCTCTGCGTTGTGTTGAGTGACAACGGCGAGGAGTACCAAATTCAAATGCCGTGGTCATCACGCTACTCTTCAGGTTTCTTTTTGTCAATGCCTAACATCGACGCCGGTAAGGAGATTACTCTTACACCGTGGTCTAAGGAAATTGACGGCAAGACTCGTACAATGCTATACCTCCGTCACGGACAGGAGGACATCAAGTGGGGATGGACCAAGGACAACCCCGGTAATATGCCTGAGATGAAGCAGATCAAGGTAAAGGGTCAGGTTGTATGGGACGACTCAGAGCGCCAGGAGTTCTTTGAGAAGCACCTCAACGACATCTTCCTTCCGCAAGTTAAGGCCGTGAGCTCTGTAAAGAAACTAGACTCATACGCG